GTATAATGCAAATCAACGAAATGTTTAAATTATTTTCACAAAGTGTTGAAAATTTAGCAAATCGTTGTTAAGATGCAACTATGAACAAACTAACCGACAAAGAACTAATTACCTTGCTTGGGGGGCCAACAATCCTATCTAAGAAGCTAGGTTTCTCCTCTGCACAGAGGGTACATAACTGGATATACAGGGGGATACCTGCATCAATCAAATTAGCTTATCCAAAACTTTTCTTAAACAAAAGGATTAAGAAATGAGTAAATTGTGCGCTGATTGCAATCAAGAAATTACTGGTAGAGAGCCAAGTGCTAGGTTTTGTTGGATATGTTCTAATTTAAGACCTAGAAAGAATGGGCAAGCACAAGCTGCAGCAGCAGTTAATAAGGCGGTAAGAAATGGTATTCTTGTGCCTGTAGCTACACTAATTTGTGTAGATTGTGGGAAACCTGCTCAATGCTATGAACACAGAGACTACAACAAACCACTAGAAGTTGAGCCAACTTGCAAGGGTTGCAATATCCGCAGAGGCCCAGCTATTTACTTAAACAAAGAGACAACATGACACAAGAAGCAGTTATCAGAGCATTACAAAATGGCCCACTTACATCCTACCAAATAGAGGATTTAACAGGCATACCAAGACTATCCATTGCTGCTTGTTGCACAAAGATGAGTTACAAGAAGAAACTAAAAATTGGAAAAATTAAGATGGGTAGGTCTTGGGTTTCTCAGTACACCCTAGAGCCACACATGATTGAGGCTACAAAGGCTGCCAATGATGAGCCTTACGACAAGCTAAACCCATTCGACATTCGTAATGCCAGAGGTATCTTTTCTAAGGCTGAATATGCGTCTATGAACGCACAAGCTGTTCGTTTGTTTGGCAGACAACCAACAAATGAAATTACCAACAATCAATTTATTTGATACAATGTTTTGAAACACGGCTAGGTACGAAGTCATGAGCGTACTGAAAAGAGAAGTCTCCCCTCCTGCCGCAGTTTCTTTTAGGGAGAATTGGAACAAGAGACTGCTATGCACTACTATTCATTTCATGTGAGTGACTACATTCACGACACAGCGCATTTATCTTTGTACGAAGATTTAGCGTTTAGGCGTTTGCTTGACTTGTATTACACAAGCGAGAAGCCTATCCCAAATAAAACCCATGAGGTTTCCAGACGGATAAGGATGGCAAATCAAATCAATGCCGTGCAAACAGTTCTGGAGGAATTCTTTATGTACGACATGGAGAATGATTGTTGGTTTCACAAAAGATGTGATGAAACTATTTTGGCTTATCAGGCAAAAGCAGAGCGTAATAGGGAGGTTGGCAAGCTTGGTGGTAGACCCAAAGCAAACCCAAACGCTATCCCACAAGAAACCCAAATGGTTTCCAAAGATAACCCTAACCAAGAACCAATAACCATTAACCATAAACCAATTAAAGAGAACAAGAAAGGCTCACGCCTATCTCAAGATTGGTTTCTCAGTAAATCAATGGGAGATTGGGCTACTCAGGAAAGACCTGACCTAGATGTTCGTCAGGTTGCTGAACAGTTTAAAGATTATTGGATTGCCCAAGCAGGTCAAAAGGGTGTGAAGCTTGATTGGGATGCAACATGGCGTAATTGGGTACGCAACACCAAAGCTGTCAAGCCAAATCCTTATGACGTTGGGAGGACCACAGTTCCTTCAAAGAATGAGCCTAACCTTGCTTTACTGAAAATAGAGGAAGATGCAAAAAAAGCTGCGCCTATTCCGCTAGAAGTCTTGGCAAAGATGGCTGAGTTGAGGAGAAAAGCATGAAATTCCTTAAACGAATTGTTATTGATGAAAACGGATGCTGGCTTTACCAAGGTTATTTAAAACCAAATGTATCAGGCTTAAAGTATGGATGGGTTAGCTTTAGAAACAAATCTATGAACGCACATCGTGCATCTTGGATTATTCACAATGGTGAAATACCAAAAGATTTACTTGTTTGCCATAAATGCGATGTTCCTAATTGCATCAACCCAGAACATCTATTTCTTGGAACAGCATACGACAATACACGTGACATGATTAACAAAAATCGTCAAGCACCATCAATAAATAAAGGTGGCGAAACAAATCCATGCTCAAAATTAAAAGTGAAGCAAGTCATTGAAATTAGAGAAATGATTTCTAAAAATATTACGCAAACAAAAATTGCAAAACTATTTAATGTCCATGTTGGAACAATAAATGCAATACATAAAAAAAGAACTTGGGCTTTTGTTAAAGAAAATGATGTTGCATGAACTTTGAATGGCCTATAAATGACAAACGAAGAATTAGAACACTTCAGAAACTGCGAAGCCCAAGAGTGGATACGCAGGTACAACCAAAAGAAATTGACGATTGGCTCAAGCAAAGCGTTGCTCTGGTGGCAGGGTGTGTGCGTGGACTTGGAACGAATCAGAGGAAAGTCAGATACTTTGCTTTTGAGGGACAGAATGACGAGGCTACGAAATGAGACACGCAGCCAGAGTTGACCAAAACCAAACTCAGATAGTTTCTGCACTCAGGGCAGCAGGTGCTTATGTCTGGATTATTGGACTACCAGTTGACCTTTTGGTGGGCTACAAAGGACACACCTTTCTGGTGGAGATTAAAACGGACTCTAAAAAGCGTTTAACGAAGCTACAAGCCGACTTTTTCGAGAATTGGTCTGGAAGTACCTTGTGCAGAGTAAATGACGCTGAGAGCGCATTACGAATGATTGGAGTAGTCAAGTGAGTAATCCATACGACATTCTAGAACCAACAGTAATTAGTTTTTCTGGTGGAAGAACAAGTGCATATATGTTGCATAAAGTATTACAAGTTGGGGGGGGGCAACTGCCAAGCCAAGCAATAGTTTGTTTTGCGAATACTGGAAAAGAAGATGAGGCGACATTGGAATTTGTTTACCAATGCGAACAAAATTGGAATATTCCGATTGTGTGGCTGGAGTATTGCAATGAAGAACCAAAATTTAAGATTGTTGACTTTAAAACCGCCAGTAGGAATGGTGAGCCATTTGCTGCAATGATTGAAAAGAAAAAGTTTTTGCCAAACTCAGTCATGCGTTTCTGTACAACAGAATTAAAAATTGAGCCAATCAACAAATATATGAAATCTATTGGGATTGAAGAATTTGAAACTTTTGCAGGGATTCGTGCTGATGAGCCAAAACGTGTAGCAAAACTTAGAAACACACTTCATGCACCATTAGCAAGTTCTGGGGTTACTCAAGCAGATGTTCAAGAATTTTGGAAGCAAAACAATTTTGACCTTGGTTTGGAGTTTAGAGACAAGGTAACACCACTTGGTAATTGTGACCTTTGTTTTATGAAAGGTAGCTATCAACTGGCAAGCATTGTTCAGCAAAACCCATCCAGAGCAATTTGGTGGGCAGCACAAGAAGAAAAAATTAAAGGCAGATTTTCTAAAGACAAACCAACTTATCAACAAATGATTGACTTTAGTAAAAGCCAAATTGATATGTTTGATAAAAATGAGGAAGCTATTTCTTGCTTCTGTGGAGATTAAATGAAAGCACCTTACAAAGCCATTGAATTTATCATTGAAAATTCATGCAAATATGCCGAAGCTAAAGCACAAAGAATTTACCTTGAGGAATTCCGTAAAACCAAGAAGGCATTGCTGATGAAGGATGCGTTAGCCAGAGGGATAGATTCTGCTGTGGCTCAAGAGCGTGAAGCCTATGCTCACATTGAGTATGCTGATTTGCTCAAGGGATTGATGATTGCCATTGAGAAAGAGGAAACCTTAAAGTGGATGCTGACTGCTGCCCAGATGAAAGCCGACATTTGGAGAAGTGAGCAAGCAAGTGAGCGTCTTGGCGTAAAAACAACAGAATAAAATAATTTGTAGAATTCAACAAAATGTTGATATACTTACGTCAGCCCAAGCAATTCGCAAGGGTACTTTTAAGGACTACAAAATGAAATACGAATTTGACACAACAACTGGTGAAGGCTCTGTAATCGTTACTGTCGTAATGGAATACGAGCGTGACGAAGAAGGCACTTACAACGAGAACATTGATGAAGTCTGGTTTGAAGGACGTAATGTCATGGGCATCTTTACTGACGTACAGTTTAAAGAATTAGAGATGGAAGGCACAATGAGACTGACCAGCCACTTACTTGCAGAAGCTGACCATGCCAAGATTATTGCTTACGAGCATGAGTAAGGTTTGGAAGTTAATTCTTGTAGGGCTGACTGCTTTCTGGGCAGCAGTCCTTGTTTTACTAAGGTTTTGGTATGACTGATTGGACTAGGGAAGAAGACGAAGCATTTAATGCTGTTGAGCAACAAAGCAACCTTGGTAAGCAAATCTTAAAAGCCCAAGGTCAGCCCTATCATTTTGATACCTACGTTTCACCCTCACAAAGAAACCATGTTCTTGAGGAAGTGGCTTTAGAGTTTGAAAAAATGAAAGCCTTTGGCGACACAGCACATAGTTTTGCTGCTTTTGTCAGGGGGATGAAGCAATGACTAAAGAAGCATTGAAGTTGGCATTGGAGGCGTTGAACGATTTATCGGCTTGGACTGATGGAGAAGTTGGAGGCCACATGGATGAGCCTTATTCCGCAGAAGTGGCTAGACGCACCATCACCGCCATCAAAGAAGCCTTGGCACAGCCAGAGCCTGTAGCGTGGGAGCAGTTTTATCCTGAGATGGGCAAACCTCAACTTATCCCACCACAGCGCACATGGATTGGTCTGACGGATGAGGAAATTCTTTCAATCTCTGCTGATTGTGCGTCTTCTCATCAACACACGGACATCCACTTTGCCCGAGCCATAGAAGCCAAACTAAGGAGTAAAAATGAGAGTAAGAATTAGAAAAGACGCTGATGGCGCATGGAGTGTCGAGACTAAAAAATGGTACGAGTTTGAATGGAAATACCAAAAGTATATGCTTGGTGATGACGCAGAAAAGAGAGCATTGGAATATGCTCGTCTGTTGTTAAACCCTGTAATCATAGAAATTACATGAACAACAGACCATGATAATTTTAAGAAAACAAGCAGTTGCACAGGGTTTAAAGCATTATTTTACAGGTGTTCCCTGCAAGAATGGTCATATAAGCAAACGCACTACGTCTGACTACACATGCGTAGCGTGCAACAAAGCAAACACTGAAAAGTACAACTTATTAAACAGAACGCAGTATCTTGAAAGCAAAAAGGCTTCATACAACAAATTGCAGTCAAAGCATTTGCTATATGCAAAGCGGCACAGGAAAAATAATCCTGCGCTTGGAGTTGCGTTAAACGTCAAGTACAGGGCGACTAAATTGAAACGTACACCTGCGTGGGCAAATCATTTTGAAATCAAGATGTTTTATGATGTAGCTAAAGTTTTAAGCCGTGGCGGTGTTTTGTTTCATGTTGACCACATCATCCCATTAAGAGGAAAAGAGGTTAGCGGATTCCATGTAGAAAACAATTTACAAATTTTACCTTGGTATAAAAATCTTAAAAAAGCCTCAAAATTTATGGATAAACATGAACAACAGACCCAATAACAGGGAAAAACTCCACTTGGCAAAGATTAAAGAAATGCCTTGTGGGGTCTGTAACGCTTCACCGCCAAGCGATGCACATCATATTGTTCAGCATAACCAATACTTATGTATTCCTTTGTGCAAGGATTGTCATCAAGGGCCACACAACGGCATACATGGGTCAGCTAGGCTGTGGTCTGTAATGAAGTTAAATGAGATGGACGTTTTGAATTTGACGTTGGGCAAACTTTTGAGGTAGGATGTGCTAACTCAGTTGCCATTGAGTATTTAGAGGGATTGAGTTCCCTCTTTTTTTGTGAGAAAATAGCACAAACTTCACAGGGATAGCTATGAGTGGCTTACTAGAACCTTCCGTAAAAATTGAGATTGAGATACAAAGCCAAGAGAAAAAAGGCGAAGCGTGTCCAGTTGCCACAGGTGACGTAGAAGTCAATCTTGAGTGTCGCCAAAAAGCCATCGACAAGGCGAATTACGGCCCTATGAACCCCAATGAGCCAAACATGGATTACTGGCGTGATATTTCTAAGGCTTGGAGAATCTCACCTGCACAGGCTAAAAAGTCTCGTTGCGGTAACTGCGCTGCTTTTATTCAAACCCCTAAGATGCTTGCTTGCATTGAATCAGGCTTAGAGATGAGTGGTACAGAGATGGATGCTTGGGAAGTCATTGATGCTGGCGACTTAGGCTATTGCGAAGTGTTTGATTTTAAGTGTGCTTCCAAGAGGACTTGTGAGGCATGGATTAGTGGTGGGCCAATAACCGAGGATGATTATGATGGGAACGACAAACCAACAAGCAATGGAAATGATGCAGAAACTTATGCAGAAGAAGACTAAACCCATGCCTGAGCGTGGTGAGCGTACTGCAAAGAACAAATCAAAAAAGGATAAAAAATGAGTAAATTAGTCCGTGATGATAATGGTCAACTGACTCAAATTTATGAACTTGGCACAACCCAAGTGATGACTGTGACTGCTTCTAGCGTACAGTCTTCAGCAGTTGCAGCAGGTTGCACAATCATTCGCTTGGCAAACTCAAGCACAGCCCATGCACACTTTCAGATTGGCTCAAATCCAACTGCATCATTGACAACTAGCCCCATGTTACCAGCTAACCAAGTTGGTTACTTTAAGGTTAATGGTGGCGATAAAGTTGCTGTTATCCGTGGTGGTACAGCTACTGATATTTCAATCACTCAGATTGTCTAAAATGAACGGCCTTTATGCCAATATCGCAGCCAAAAAAGAGCGAATCAAGGCGCAAAAGGCTGCTGGAAAAACTCCAGAGCGTATGCGTAAAGTAGGCTCAAAGGGTGCGCCTACTGCTGATGCTTTTAAACAAGCAGCTAAGACTGCTAAAAAGAAGTGATTAAGCGTGGGTCAGAGCAGTTTTCTGGGTTTAATAAGCCTAAGAAGACTCCTGACCATCCCACTAAGTCTCATGCTGTTTTAGCTAAGTCTGGTGAGGATGTAAAGCTAATCCGCTTTGGTCAACAAGGGGCTAAAGGCTCACCTGATGGCACGAAGCGTAACGAAGCGTTCAAGGCTCGTCACGCTGAGAACATTGCCAAGGGTAAGATGAGTGCAGCATATTGGGCTAACAAAGTTAAATGGTGACTAACATGAAAATGACAAAAGCTGGTCAGAAGAAAGTTGGCAAAGTGATGGGTGAGTACAAAGAAGGTACTCTGCACTCTGGCAAAGGTGGTAAGGTTGTAAAGAGCCGTGACCAAGCTATTGCTATTGCTATGGCAGAAGCTGCTAAGAAAATGGGCAGGATGAAGTAATGGCTGAACTTGGCGCATTTTTTGGTAATCCAAACATACAGCGTCAAGGTGCTAGGGCTAGAGCCTTGGCAGGACAGAGAGATGTAAACACATTACCAGACCCACTTACCTATGCAGTTATGCAAGGTTTGCTAGGCACTAGACCAGATGAAATGGGATTTAGTGTTCTTAATCCTGATTACGAAAAGATTAAAAAAGTAGCAGAGCCAGCATTTGCTCTTGGATTGTTAGGTCAAGCAGCACCTGCATTAGCACCATTGACTAAGGGTTTACCAGTAGGCGCAAGTATTCAAGATGTTGGTGGGCTGTTAGGGAAACGCACTCCATCTCAATTTGTTCCTAATGTGGAAGCTGGTAAGGAAATGATTGTTCACCACAACATTTCACCAGAAAAACTAGCACGAGTAGAAAAAGTAGGCGGTATGCCAGTACCCTCTGTGGCTGTTTCAAATGTAGAGAATCCATTAACTTCTTTTGGAAACATCTCATTGATAGGCGATAAGTCAATGGCTATCCCATCAGCTAAAAATCCTGTGTATGGATTTGACGCTTACACAGCCAGAACACCTGAGATTGATTTTAAATTTGATGCAAAAAGCGTTAAAAATATAGATAACTTCTTTTCAGATGTTGCTAAAAAAATACCAGATGGCGACTACAGAGTTGACAGGTTAAAGCAAGATTGGAAATATCGTTTTGATTCTGATATTTACAAGGCAAAGTTTCTTGATGAACAAGGTTTATTACCAAATCGTAATGATTTTGGAAAAGACACTTGGAAATTTAACGAAGAAGTTAGACAACGAATAAGAGATTTAAAACCAGAATTTGAAAGCTGGTCTGCAAATATGGATAACACATTAGCTGAAGCTGGTGTAACTCCAACAGAACGAATCTTTAAAGGTTATACAGATTCTGGTAACAGACGCTATGCAGATGCAACATTAGACAATCTTGTAAAAGAGATGAAAGGTGGTGCTGGCGCAGAAGGCTTCTTCTATGGAGTAGGTAACATTCGTGCTGTAGCTACACCTAAGTTTAAGAACTTTGAGCAAGTAAAGGCTGCACGAGAAAACATTGTTTCGTCTAAAGACTTTGAGCCAGTTAAAAAGAAAATAAATGAAGCGTTTGAAGACTTAACCGATAGGATGAGAAACCTAGAGGGCAATAACAATTACGCATATAAGCCAGAAGACGCTTTATATGAACTAGGTCAAGTCAAGAATGTTAACTTTTTAGACAAGATTTATAAGGATGTTCCAGAGGCATTAAAGGCAGATGTTCAGATTTTTATGAACAAAGTCAAATCAATGCCTACCGAATACTTTGAGATTAAGCCTCAAAGAGCCGTACAGGTAAGTGAGTTTGAAGGTGCTATTGTTCCTAAAGATGCGCCTCAGAAGTCTATTGACTATCTGAAAAGCCAAGGAATTGATAAGATTTACTTCTACGAAACTCCAGAAGAACGGACACAACTTTTCAAACAGTTTGGCGATAAGATGTTTGCTGCACCAGCGTTACCTTTAGGTGCAACTGGTTTGCTAGACGAAGAAAAGCGTAAAGAAATCCAAAGCCTGTTAGAATAAAGTATTACTTAACCTTGACCAACCCTAGAGGAGTCAAACAAAATGGCACAAGTCGGAAGACCAATAAACAAATTCTATGTTTATGCAATCAAGAACGAACAAGGTTCAATTGTTTACATAGGCAAAGGCTCTGGGCGCAGATTTGAAGTTCAAAAGAAGAACTTTAAATTGTCTGGAGAAATACTTGAGACATTCGCATCAGAAAAACTTGCGTATGCAAAAGAGGTGGAATTCATCTCATTGCATCAGCCAAGTCTAAACAAATGCAAAGGTGGCAATGGATGCACAGCTACCAAGAAACGCATTGTTAAACAAGATTACGAGAAACTAATTGAGCGTATAGGCTCTCGTGCTTGCGCTGCTAGATTGTTGCTTTCCTACAACAAAGTTAACCCATCATTGATTGACCAGTCTAAAGTAGATTTATTTAGAGAGGTTGCATATGGCTAATGGAGTTAAAACAGGCGGTAGAAGCGTTGGAACACCCAACAAGGCTACGCAAGAGGCAAGACAAGCCATAGCCTTATTTGTTGACCAAAACGCACACAGGCTTACTGAGTGGCTTGATGCAGTTGCGTATGGTGACGCTACAAATGAGATTAAACCAAATCCTGCAAAAGCCTTTGAGATGTTTCAAAGCGTTGTTGAGTATCACATTCCTAAATTGGCTAGGACTGAGTTAACTGGTGACTCTAACAAGCCTATTGAAATGAAAGTTACATGGGCGAAGTAATCGAAATTCCCTATAAGCCAAGGGAACACCAACTAAGAGTTCACGAGTTACTGGATGGCAAACGCTTTGCAGTAGTAGTGGCACATCGTAGATTCGGTAAGACTGTAGCTGCGCTTAACCACTTAATCCGTGAGGCGGTGCTAAACGAGAAAGAAACTCCTCGTTACGCTTACATTGCGCCTACCTATGGACAAGCAAAGAGGGTAGCTTGGGACTACCTCGTTAAATACACTACTCCGCTAGGCGGTACTAACAACATCTCAGAGTTACGAGTTGACTTCTGGGGTAGGCGTATTCAACTGTATGGCTCAGACAATCCTGATTCTTTGCGAGGTCAATTCTTTGATGGGGTAATCATTGATGAGGTAGGTGACCAGA